CTGTAAATCCAAAGATTATTATTATAATCCACAGCGAACCATAAAACACAAGCAGGAGAAGAATAACCCCAGTCAGCAGCACGAAACTTATACCATCCTTTAGGTATCTCAAAAGGTTCGACCACATGAGTTGGTTTGTTAAATTCAGGAAATGCTGAATCTTCATATGCATCCCAATCTCCTTCTAAAAACTGTTTACGCTGTACTTCAGGTAAAGATGCTAACATGACATAATAGTCATCTGTCTGCATCAAATAAGGATTGTCTTGCAACTTAGCAGGAATAAATCTTCTTGTAATTATTTTAGTTCCTACTGGCGTATCAACCTTTATATCAAATGATGTATTAGGTAAGGCAGGGTCAACAAACATTTCTCTAACCCATTGTGAACCTATGTTACCTGGATTTCCTGTGGCTCGTAAGTATACAGGAATATCCTTATCTACTGATCGTAATGATGATCGTAAAAAATTATATATGTCTGGCGAAGGATATTGCGGAAGTTCGTCTATTCCTATCCATGTGTACGATTGCCCTTGGTAACGTAAAACATCTGTCATGTTTTCTGCGTACCCGAACTCTATCTTGGCTCCTGATGGGAATCGCCATTCTTTTTCTTGCTCTCTCCATTTTGCTCCTGGGAATGCTCTGCTATATAAACGTTGAGAATGATTTATTAAATCTCTCAACTCAGGCATTGTCCTTCTAATTAGGAGTGCTCTATGATGAGCTTTGGAACAATATCGAAGTGGATCGACTAGCATCGCATATGATTTACCACCACCTCTTGCTCCACCATAAAATACTTCTCTTTCGGAAGCTGCAAGAAATTCTGTTTGTGGACCTGTATTAGGTTTAAAAATAACTTCTTGCGTTTTTATGTGCTCTTGGATTGTCTTAGGAGCACTCTTGATTGCGTCTTCTGTAAGTAGTTGTGTATCTTTTCCGTCTAAAGCTTTGTTAATAGTTAACAGTTTACTTTTAGTATTTTCTGCGGAACGTTTGGCAGAACGCAATGCTTGCTCTGCTGTTGCAACTTTCTTACGACTTCGTGCTAAAATTTCTTTCGCTGACCTCTTTGCTCTCTGTACTGTTTTCTTCTTGGGCTTGGGAGGTGCTATTTCTTGAGATTCTTTTTTTAAGTCCGACATGCGAAATGTATCTTCCTGTTTTTCTGTGTAGCCATGATGCTGTTTCTCTTAGTGAACAAGTTTTTAAATATTTCTCTGCTTGTTGAAGTGCATCTAACTCTTCTTGTACTGGTTCTAGATAAGCAGGATCTTCTGCTGATTTAAAACCAAAAGGAATTGTTTTAGCTTTTTTCTTGATCTTTGTTTGGTTCATCTTTTGCTGGTAATATAAATATACCATGTAAAGCTTTCATATTAATATCGATTTGATCTTTCTTAATAATCCCAACTCGATCAAGTATCTGTGATGCAGCTGCTAGACGGATGTTTGCGTGTGGAGTTGTACCATCTTCATCTAGTAATTCAGTTAACTTTGTTGCTGCCTTAGCAGAATGTGTTGATAAATGATTTTCTGCTAGTTCAATAATTTCTTTTTTTAAATTTCTTACTACTTTAGGATATGAATGGGAAGAGTATCCTGCCAATTCGGCTGCGTGTCTTGGGTTTCCCCTCGCTTCTCCGAACAGAACGTCTAGAAACTTTTCCTGCATGTCTGTTAAGCTTTTCTTTTGAGTCTTTGTTATAGTAGAATCCATGTCTTGCATTTATAATCTCCATCATATCATTAAATGACAGATCTTCTTTTATTTTCTTTATCATCCGATAAGAATATCTGTATCAGCTGATTGTTCTGCTTCTGCGTGAAAGTAACCAGGTTTTTCTGGTAAGTCTTCTTCTAATTCGGGTAATTCTTCAGGCATCATTGGTCTAATTGGATCTGATGGTCCACCACTTGCCATATTATTTTGTATTTGTTGAAACAAATTAGGTGTTTGCCCTACTGAATCTTGTAATTGAATAGCCATTGGTTTCACTTTCGGTGGACTAGGTCTATTAAATTTTATTTTTTCAAATAAATTATCTGATTCAGGCATAGCAGTAGCCTCAGAGCCGCCAACTTTAAACGCCCCTGAACCTGTTTTTAAATAACTCGGTATATTTGCTTCAAATTTCATAGTTTATATACGCTATTCGTGATGACCCCTGTTTATCTATTGATGTGTATGTGTCTGTGTGTCCTTTGAATAATGCGTATATTTCTATTATAGCACTGTTATTCAATTTTGTCAAGTCTTTTTTATAGGTGCGACAATTAGGACATGTTATTTTAAATTTTTATGTTGACAAAATTGGAATAGGGGTGTATAATAGAATTGGTACCCACCAGGGGGGTGCTATATCTATTCCTAGGGTAAAATTAGGTCTTCACCCCCAGGGTATACTAGGAATATTGTCGGAATATTTATCCCACAAATGTGGGCACAAGGTGGTTTACAGTGATTTCAGGGATTTTCTGGTGACTGCGTATATAGAATATACCCAGTACCCCCGTGGCTACTGCATAGGGTGTATATAGGAAATTTTTTATATATATTAAGGGGGCTTTAGCCCTCAATATATTCCCAAAAAATATCTTAGAGTACCCCTTGGGGTTCTTTATTTTGGTACTTTTTTAAAGTACAAATTTTTTTAATTACACGTAATAGTTTTATTTATATTTTGAAAGTTAACACCTGAAAAACTCAGGGGGCTATTGGTATTTTGTACCTAATAACCCCCTGTGTAAACTTAATTAAAATTATATGTTGCTTACGTATTTAATTAAGTCCGTTCCCTCATTAATTTCAAATGGTTTATTCTTTACCATTATAGAATTAAAGTGAACATTTTTAGCTTTCATTTGGGGCATATTCTTATGGAATTTTTTACTCTGTAAAGTTCCAAGAATATGTTGATATATTTCTAATAACGTGGCTTGGCTTTTTGGGTTGTCGCTATTAGCTATTAAATCAATCAATGTTAAAATTGTTTCTTTTGATTGATCCAATTCATTAACTAATCTTGCCTTAACTTCTTTTGTTGCGTCAGGTGTGATTTGAGTTAATGCTGTTGTAGTTCCTAGAGTGCCTGAAGTTTTATCGTTCATTTTAACTAAGGCTTTACTCAATGAGGAATTTTCAACGTTCCCTTTATTTTCGTTTTGTACTTGCTTAGGCATAAAATAACTTCTTGCTATTTCATACATGCCATTTTCACCTCTAAATGTAGCATAAAAAGATTTACCTTTATTGCTCTCAATAACAAACCTTTTTTCTAGGTTATGTCTGAAAACTTGCTCATTTTCTTCAAGGTGATTGCTTTTCCAAAAGTTAGCTGTCAATTCCATTTCAACAGGTATTTTTGGATTTGTTGGCTTAGTGAAATTTTTATCTAAATCAATAAATTTCCTTTCACTAATTCCAAACATTACTACGGGGCTTATTGATTCCAATGCTTTATACTCATAATAAAAGTCTTTTTGAAAGTCTTTTAAATTTTGGTTTAAAGCTGGAATTAATACTCTATTTAAAAAAACTCCAAAATCTTTTGCTATTAGAGTTTTTCTTTTCCCGTCTATTCCATAAAACATTGATTTAAGGCTTTTATCATTTGCCTGTTCTTCAAAGTAATTTGAAATATTAAGCCTATTCTCATCAAACATTTTTAGAAAATTTCTAAAAATATCAAACATTTTGCTTAGGCTTTTAACTTCTGAATTTGCAACATCTTGAACAAGTGTCCAAGTCTGATTGCCTAAATTAGAAGTCTCTTTTTTATTTACCATTTTTTCTCCTTTGTTGGTTTATAATTAAGTTCACTATATAAAAAAGGCTAAACTATGTCAAACAAATGTCAGAAAAAAGTTTTTAAATATCTATGTTCATTTTGGGTTTAAGAACATTAGTAGAACATTTTTTCATGTAATTCTGTTCTCGTTTTGTTCTGCCTTAATTCTGCCATAATTTTGACAAATTTTTGACAAAAAAAATTTTACTAAAATAAAATTAAGACATACGAACGCTTTTCACGTGAAACATTAATATAATTTTTTATGAAGACATAGGAAAATCCTAGCTAGTGAAAGCTATCAACTAACTAGGATTATGAGGGAAATTATTTAGGGAGTATCAAACTTATTTAATACACCCATGACTTGTTTTTTTAATTGTATATTAGGGTCGTTATCAAATGACCATTGATGTTGTTTTAGTATTCTAATAATAGAATCTAATTCCTTTAAGTCCTCAGCAAGAATTTTGTTTGATTCTATTAGCTTTTCTTTTTCAGTTGCCAATTCAATAACACGATTATAGGCATTGTATTTTTCTTTATTTTCATCAGCAATTTGCCGTTTAAATAACTCCTCAATACTTACCCAATTAGGCATTGTTGTATCTGACATATTTTATCTCCTTTTTTGATTATTCCTAATACTATCACTATAAGTTTGATATGTCAAATAAAAAACCCCCTATACTCGTAAGCATAGAGGGTTTAATTTATATTAGATTAATTGAGTGTTCCTGTTTTTATTAATTCGTTTAATTTAATTAAACCATTACACATGCCTTGATCGTACCACTCAACCCAACAATAACCAGCAGGAATACCACAAATTGATGTGATAAATCCATCTCCTTTAAAGTGAGTATTTTTATATTTAGGGTGTCGCAAACACTTAACTTGATCGCCAACTTCTAGCTTACTTGTATTCATTTGCTCTCCTTTGTTGTTATACTTAAAAATATACCACACACTCCTAGTGATGCCAATAGAAGTCCAAATTCCATATTATTATTTACTAATGCAACTTTTATTCCTATTGCTGTGCAAACGCAACATATTACTATCGTGAGGTATTCTGTCATTATTAATCCTTTTCTGTTTGATTTTAAATTCTTGATTATTCTAATCTATCAAAATAATAGCTAAATGTCAAATCCATTTGACACGTGCCTATCTATATAATAAGGTGAGAATAACAAAGGAGAAAGTTATGTACTTGATATACACATTGATAATAGGTGTACCTTTCTTTTTGTTAATTGTTATGCCTATTGTTCAATCCCTAGTAAGTCTATTGCCATAATAGATTTTAAATTAAAGCCCTTGTCATTAAACTTGACAGGGGCTTTTTTATTTGGTATAAAGGGGATAATGTTTAAACAAATAATCAACAAGGATAACATATGTTAGAAGAAGTTGAAGGAGTAATCTTAGATCAAAAAATAGATAAAGATACTCACTTATTAAAATGGCTACGGACAGCAAGAAAACACCATGTTAAAGTCAGCTATGCTTTGGAACATAAAGAGGAGTGGAAAGACCATTTTGAATATGTTCAATATATTAGATATCATACAACAAAGTTTAGAGATGCACTAATGATGTGGGATTCTGATGTTTGTAGTTGGGAAAAAACTACGTCAGCTATACCTATTCCTGAAATGCAATATGATATGGAGTAGTACCCTATTTGGATTGGGTATTTGGTTATTAATTTTATTAATAATTCCAAAACTTTTTTTCAAAGTAAAATATGGGGATAATATAATTTATATTGTTCCCATATTTATTTTTCTATTTATGTTAGCAGGTTGTTTAAAAATAATTGGAGTATAAAATGAAAAGATTAGAAGACTTAAAAGAACATGAGTGTAAATTTCCTGAGTGTGATTTTGGTGAAATACCTGAATTTTTTTGTGCAAAAAAAACTTGGGTTAACCCTGACACAAAGAAAAAATATTCTTATTGTCCTGAGCATGTAGTCTTATGCACACAAACAGATAAATAATAGAGAGGAGGAAATATGAAAAAAATGTTGATTTTACTATGTTTTTTGACACTTACATTGTCAGCTTGTTCTAGTAAAAAAATGATGTTGGGAAAAAAGTGTATGCAAGAAACTGAAAACAATATTATTAAGACAACAAAATCTTACGTATGGTTTGTAAGTAAAGATATGGATTGGTCTAATGATATTAATAAAGCTAATTGTAATTAAGTCAGTTGACATATTAAAGTAATTGTTATATTATGTAAGGGCAATCGGGGAGACTTGGTTGCCCTTTTTTATTGCTTAAATGCACTCGGCTAGCCTAAACCATTGACCCTTTATCGGGACAAAGAGGGGCAGTAATTAAGGGGGGTCAAGTGTAGTCGACTATAAAACAAGGATCACCTT